CTCTGACCGTGCCAGCCGCATTTTTAATTGCGTCCGTAATTCCGTAGCCGGCAAGCGTTGTAGCTTTATTAGCCTTGTTTGCAAGGCCGTTGCTCACATCGGTTGTGTTAGCTTTATTTTTCAGCGTTGTCTCAGTGCTCTGCAAACGCGAGTTAATTGAGTCAATGTCGCTTTTGTTTGCTTTTTTCGCAAGATTTGCGTCGGCCGTGTCAAGCCTTGCTCCAAGTGAATTTTGACCGCCTCTTGCTGTGGCTATTTCGGACTTCACGGCTTCTATGCTCGCTTCACCGCTGATGAAGCGTGTGTTCAGGTCGGCAGAATCACCTCTTGCCGTGGCTATTTCGGTTTCAAGTGCAATTGCTCCGTCTGTTGCCCGTTCAATCCCCTCGTCCATATGGTTGAGGTTGTCGGCATTGAGAGCAGGAGCAGAGCCGTTCACAAAGCCGATTTTATTGTATTTGTTCATTCTCTTTTATTTCCTTTCCTAATCGCTTTTCACCCTTTGATGTGAGGGTAGTTATAAATCCGTCCATTTTCTTATTGAACACAAATGTTTCGATTGTCGGCAAATCCTTAAACGGAGTTTTAATTGTGTACTTATCGCCTGCCTCAAGCCACCAATACGAAAACAGCTTAATTTTTGTCGGGCGGTACTTATATACACTGCCAAAAAAATTAGCAGAATTATATTTAGCACCAATATCACTTGCTGTTGTTCTACACCTCATCAAAATATTATCGGAAACATACCACGAAAAATCGTTACTGCTGCCATACAAATATGTTTTTTTATCGGCAAACTTAGCACTGTACATACGGATAGGTTCAAGTTCGTAATCCTCAAAAGACAGGTCCTTGTATGAATCAACGGTATCTGCCGACTGTCTGCCGTAGAGCGATAAAAATTCAAGATTCCCGTATTTAGGGTCAATTATCGCAAAACACAAGGATAATTCCGCATAAGCCTGAATTAAATCTGATAGGGAAATATTCTTTATAACCTTTTCCACGCAGGCATCATCAAAATTAAGAGGCAAACTTAAAATATCAAGTTTCGGCAAGTATGAAACAGCCTCCACACCGTAATCTTCCCACTTATCATAAAGGGCGCTGTATAGATGCATAAAAGTTTCGTCTTTTGCATAGTGAGCATAACCATAACCAAAACTGCCGTCCTCGTTCTCTTTGCCTGCAAACCACAAAGACACATCCACCTTTGACATATCATAAAAAGCGTCATAGGCTGTGATTTTGACGATGTTACGCTGTTTTTTATCTCTTTGAGCCGACTGAATTTTGCCGTAGAAAACAGGACATTCAACCGTTCCTGTTTCGGCAGGACAAATAAGAGTATTTGACGGGTACAAATCATCTGACGGATACAGCTCCGATTCAAGATATGTTGCCGTTATGATGACCTGTACCGTCTTTCCTATCAAAGCCAAGCAATCATAATCAATGAGTTTCACGCTCATTTCAGAGGCTATGCAACCGCCGAATTTCAATTCTTTTTCAATGATTTCATTTTCAAGCGAAAAACTGTCAAGCACGATACTTTCGCCGGTTATATCCTCAAAACTGCCGTCAGGAGAATGCAGGGCAACGGTGTTGTAAAGTGTGTTTGTTTTCAGCTTATCAGCAATTTCTTTAGATACAAGCATTTTTAAGAATCACCCCTTAATACTCAATCAGCTCAACCGTAATCGGCTGATAGGTTATATCACTTTTTTCGGCATTCATTACGGTATATTCAATATCAGGAATATAAAAATAAGAGGTGTAATAGCTGTTCGTTTCATCGTTCCAATAAGTTACCCTGCACTTTCTCTGTAATTTATTCGCCATTGAGAGGTTGATAATCGACTGAAAATCAATCTTTTCGTTAAGATGAAGAATGTGAGTTGAAAACGAAATTTTTGTTTTGTAATTTGGCAGCGTTGCCCTTTGAAGTGTACCTATCTGATCTCGTTCCGCAGAAGTTTCAAGTCGCTGATTCGGAGTTGACGAAAATGCGGTAATGTACTTATTCGGCATTATGTTGTTGCCGAATTTAAGCAAATAGCCGTTATAATTTGACATATCATTTCCCCCTTTATGCAAATGCGGATTTACCGTTGTGTCTGCGTCTGTAAAGCTCATCCTGCCTTATCATTTCTTCAAAAAGCGTTGAACCCTCAAGTTCTGCCGTAAACAAATAAGTGTTGCCGCCGTTATTGCGGAAGATAATGAACATTTCATAAATGCGTTTAAGCAGGTCAAGAATTTGCGTAAGAATCACGGTATCCTGACCGCCCGAATTGTCGAGCATACCCTGCAACTTGTTGAGCGGAGAAATAACCTCAGGATTGCCGCTGTTAGCACCTGCGTTATCGCCGACAACAGCAAGTGTCGGAGCTTTAACAATACCGCCTTTTGCAAATTTTCGTGCCGGTGATTCCGTGGGTTCTTCAAATCTCGGAATGAGAGGCGGATTTTCAGGCATTGAAAAGTTCCAATCCTGTCCAAATGCCGCGCCGATAACACCCGCAATTCCGCCGATTGAATTAACAACACCCGAAACAAAGTTATAAATACCCGTCCACAACGCATTTATGCCGTCAATGATTGCGTTTATAATGAACTTAAACACGGCGCAAATGCCGTCCCAAATACCTTTGAAGAAGTCATAGATGCCCTGCCATGCTTTGTTCCAATCGCCTGAAAAAACACCTGTGATGAAGTCAAGAAGACCGCCGAATGTTTTCTGTATAGAGGTAATCAACTTTCCGATAAATGTAAACACATTATCAAACACTCTTTTTACGGCATTGAAAACATTCTGAAATATAGGTCCCCAAAAGCTGACAAGCCAGTTTACAAACGGTGACAGGAAGTTATTCCACACGGTTGAAACACAGTCTGCAACCTTGCCGAAGAAATTTATTGCACCTTCAAAAACAGGCTTCAGCCAGTTTTCCCAAGCTGATTTTACGATTGCTACGATAAAATCCCACGCAGGCTTAATCCATTGATTGTAAACATTCATCAGGGTTGTACCGATATTGGTAAACATATTGCAGACATTCTGAAAAATCTGCTGTCCGTTGCCGTTCCACCAATTACTGATAATTGTTCCGATATCTCCGAAAATTTGACCGATAAAGTTAAACACATCTGCAAACTGCAATTGTAAATTTTCGAGAAATTCAGTGATTGTTGCACCGTCATTTTCAGTCCATTCCACAAGGCTTTCGGTTGCAGTTGAAAACGCACCCGAAACGACTTCGCCGACTAAGCCCGCAAAGGTTGTAAGACCGCTTAAAAGATTGGAAATTGATTCTTCCATTTGAGGGCGAACATTGTCAATTGCATTGCCTGCAAGTGTACCGAAATTATCAAAAAAGATTGAAAGGTTGTTATAGCCGTTTGTAAGATTGTTGCCTATGGTGTCGATAAAGCCGATAATCTTTTCCCTGTCTTTTGAAATCCACTTTGCAACACCGCCTGAAATGGTCTGGAACGACTTTCCGCCGATTGTCGCAACCGCTCCGAATGCAGAACCGATTGCCCCGAGTTTTGCAGAACCGACCTTTTGCATTGTGCCGAATGCCTTTTGAACTATGGGAACAGCATTATCAAAAACGGTCTTGCAGTTCTTGCCTATAGCTGACCAATCAACCTTGTTAATACCTTTCTGTACATTCTCGACAAAGCCTTTGAATCCGCTTTTTTCGTATAGATTTTTGAATGCCCCCGAAAGGTTTTTGCTTGTGTCCTTGACAACATTCTTTGCAACAGCTCCGCCCGATGAGCTTTTTGATGAGGAGGTATCTGACTTTGAAGATGAGCTGTCAGAGCTTGAAAGCACATTCAGCTTATCAAAGCCCGCAACACTTCTCTTTGCTTTTTCGGAACTTTTCTGAACATTATCAAGTGACTTTGAACTGTCATCTGCCGTATCCGTAAGGCTTTTGGCAGAATCGGACGCAGATTTGATATTGCTTGCGGTGTTGTTGCCTGTATCCCAGCCGAAGACCTTTGAAAGCGAATCAACCGCACCTTTGGCATATTCCGTTAAAGTTGCAAGTGCGGAACTCAACCGCTTTACAACCTGAGTTGCCACCTGAAGAATAGGCTGACCGACTACGGCAAGGAGCTGTTTCCAACTTTCTCTGAGGTTGCCCGTTACATTCTCCCAACCGTCTGCTTCACGGCTTGCCTGTCCCATAGCACCCGAAAGCTGATTAGCGTCCTTGACCATTTGCAAAAGCGTGAGCTGTTTCTGCGATTCCGACAAATCCGTAAATGACTTGCCATACAGCTTATTAGCCGCCGCATTTCGTGTGGTTTCAGTACAGGACAAACCGAGTGCGGCATCATTTTCAAAGTTACCTTTGAGGAATGATTTCAGGCTTTCTGCGGTGTCTTCAAGCGAACGGTCGTAATATGCGGCACTGTCGGCTGTTACCTGTAAAGCCTCCTGCATCATTTCCAAAGCACTTGAACTGTCCATACCCGTAGTTTTTGCAAAGGCATAAATGCTTGTGCCGACACCCTGTAATCGGGTTTCAAGAATACCGCTTTGATCGGCAACGCTCTGAATGGCTGATTCTGCCTGCGACTGCATTGTGCCGAATGTCTGCTCAAACTGTGAATTTGCCGCATTGACTTCCGCAGCCGATTCAATGCACTGCTGACCGAACTCCTTGATTTTGGCAACGGAAAAGGCGGCAACCACAGCTGTACCGATTTTCTTAAACGAAGATGAAACCGAATTGCTTAACTGCTCACCGCTGCCTTTGATGTTTGAAAACTCTTTCTCGGTTTTCTGAGAAACACCCTCCGCAACCTTAGAAAAAGATTGTTTCATATCCGTGCTTACATTTTCAAAATCTTTTGAAAGACTTGAAAATGCCGAATCAAACTTTTTTGTAATTGAATCGGAAATCTTATGCAATGTTTTGGAAATATCATCACCCGTAAGCCTGACATCAAGCTCAATTTCACCCGCCTTTGTCGCCATATTCACCACTTCCTTTCATTTTAGATTTTTTAAAAACAGGCATAAAAACAGCGCACACCGTTATGATGTACGCTTAAAAATTTTGCAAAAGAACAGCCACCCCGTTTGGAGTGGCTTTTTGTTTTATTTGTTGAGTTCGTAGTATTTGATGTCGATTTTCGGAAGTGACACATTGTTGCCCATTACGGTTTCATATGTATAGTCGCCGTCACAAGTTCCCCAGAATGTGATTACATCATCTTCAAGGAGTTTGTCCGCACCGTCAGGAATTTCTACAGTTGCGTAGATTGTATCAGTCCACAATGGTTCATCAAGATACTCATTTTCTTCTTTGGTTATATTGATTCTCAGGTCAACCGAATCGCCCCAGCCTTCCTGAACCTGAATAATCTGACCTTCAAACTTGTAGTCATTACCTTTGTACTTGTCAGGGTTTCTTGAAAGAGTTTTAAAGTCGATTGTTTTGCAACCGTCTTTAAATTCTTTTTCAACCTTCTTCGGGTCTTTAGTAGGCTTTTCTGTTGCAACTTCTTTTGTGGTAGGTGCTTCTGTCGCTTTTTCAGTCGCTTTTTCAGTTGCTTTTTCTGAACTCTGATTTGCAACAGTAGTTTCCTGCTTTGATTTGTTTGAGCTGCTGTTACCGTTAATTGCACCGTTTACACCGCCAACAATCATAATAGCAACAACGATAATAACCCAAAAATACCAACGCTTGTAAATTTTCTTCTTTGCATTTGCAGGATTTACGGTTGCCGAAGTTGAATCGTTTCCGCCAAAGCCTGCACCGCACTTGTCGCAAAATTTTGCATCGTCCTTTAATTCGTTTCCGCAATGTGGACATTTCATAAACATACACTCTCCTTAATAAATTTGTTAGTGTATGTTACATTTTATCACTATGTATTAACATTGTCAAGAATTTTGTAGATACAGCGAAAATTATGTACAAATTTACAGATTAGCGAAGAAGTTTTGGAATTCTGCAAGAACGGTGTTCATATCTTCGTCTGAATAGTGCTTTACATTCCTTGACCGCCATTTGTTGCGGATTTTATGCTGTGACGAAGTAAAGTTTTTCAAGACCTCTTTGTCGGTTTCAAGGCGAATTTGAACCGTTCTTGCAAGCGGTGTTTCGGGTCCTAAGCCTTGCAGAAGTGAGCAGAACTCATTCCAACTCATTTTAGCAAAATCCCTTGAATAAATGCTGACCCCGTACTCCGAGCGAAAGCTCGACACGATTAAATCAAAGTCATCAATCAGGTCGTAGCCGGGGTCTAAGCTTCCCCCTCGTCAGTCAAATCGCCTGTTGCAATTTTGGCAGATTCGCTGATAAGGGTGCTGAAATCGTGAATATTCAGCTGTAACTTTTCAATCTTTTCTCTCTCGGATTCATCAAAAAGAAGATGATACATTTTGATAACATCTTTGTTCTTGCCGTTGCCGTCCTCAAAAAGTGCCGCAACTTTGAGCATTGAAACTGCGTCATTGTTGATTGCAAGGTCAACATTTTTAACTCTGACACTCGGCTTTTCCTCAAAATTAAGCTTGTCTGTAATATCAATTAACTTTGACATAATCGTTCATTCCTTTCGTTTTTTTAAGCGGCTGCTGTATATACGGGTTTGCCGTTTGACATAACTTCAAATTCAAGCGGAGCAGCACCCGTACTTGCGCCTGCACCGTTTGATGTAACGGATACAACTGCATTTTTAAAGAGGACGGTTGCACCGTTGGGGAAGGTCCACATAAACGAAACTTCTGCCTTTCTGCCGTTTTCAAATGCAAGGGCAGCAATCTGGTCATTGCCTGCATCACCGATTGTACGCTTGCCCTTTACCGAAATTGTGATTGACTTTGCTGTCATAAGCCTTGACTTCCAGCCCTCGTTTTCAAAAGCTGTCCATTCCTCGACACCGTTGTCAAATGCAACGGAAAATTCTTCGCAGTTAGCAATATTTGTCGTGGCGGATTCTGTTCCTGCCTTGCCAACCGCAAACTGATTTTCATAGCACGGGAATACTCCCGATTCAACTTTTGCCATAAAATTACTTCCTTTCGTAATAAAATTTAACTTCAATGACCTGCTCATACACACCCTTGTCGTCTGTTCCCACATCAACGGGTTCTTCCGTGAGCAGTTCGATTATATAGATTTTGTGTTCCTTAATTTCAACATTTTTAATGCCGTAAAGCGTTTCGTAAAGTCTGCGTGCAAACTCCTCGGTTTCTCTTGCGTTGTCGTTGTAATGGATAAGCAAAGACACGCTTATTGTATCGTAGGTGCTTTCACCGCCGATTGACCTTGTGGGTGTTCCCGACTGCTTTAATGAATACACACCGATTGACCTGTCCTGCTTGTTGTCAAGCTTGCCAATGTAATAATGCTCGGCTGAGGTAACGCTTTTGAGCCAATCTCTGATGTCCGATAAGTAAATCAAAGTCCTGCTTCCTTTCTGTATAATCTTGCAAATGCCCGACTGCAAAAATTCTGCCGTGTACCGCCCTCAAGCCACGGTGAGAACCATTTACCGCCGGCGGCAATGTTTTCCTTACGGCTGAAATTATACTCGGGATGAAAATACAACCGCCTTGCATACGGAGTGCTTGACACTATTTTAACCGTGCCGTTCCAACTCTGCGCACAATCTTCAAAGGTGTTTTCGTTCTGAAGATTGCCCGTATCAAACGGCATTACCTGCGTGTTTTTCACCTGTGTAAGAAGTGCGTCACCTGTCTGTTCAAGAGCCTGTTGCTTTGCCCTATCAAGCTGTTTTACAACAGGCATATTGAGTTTGATTTTTGATGATACCGAAAATCCCATTAAATCACATCCAATTCCGTAAAATTAACTGTGCCGTCGGGGTTGCGGTGTTTTGTACCCTGTACGATGTTTCGTTTTACGCCGTCAAGGATTACAAAGCCACCGCTTAAAGTGGGGCTGTCGGGGGCAATATCGCCGTCAAAAAGCAAGACAGCCGACACCTGAACAATTTTCTGCTCTTTGGTATAGACCGTCTTTGCCTTTGACTGCATATTACACAAGGCAGAGCCACCGTGCAGGGTTGCTGACGGGTACAAGCTGTCGGAGGGATACAGGTTTTTGCACTCAAATGCGATAACAGGAGAGCCGTCCTCGGTTATTCCCTCACCGTAGATTGTGACCTCGACAGGAGTTTTGCAAAACTGCTTTTTTACAAGTGACGGAAATTTCACGGTTTTCACGCACCTTTCAGATTGCAGGATAACAAAGTCCTGTTGATTTTAGCAACGCATAGAGGTCGGCAGGAATTGCCACTCCGCTGATACACATTAAATTCCAGCTTGCGCCAAATTCCATTGATGTGCCGTTGATTGAATAGCTTTTCAGATAGGAAGAAATCATATCGGCATTTTCTTCTTCAAAAGCAGTAAGTCTGCTATGCACTCTGCCGATGATTCTCTTCTGCATTTCTGATAACCTATCAAAATCAATGCGGTTAAAAGTCAGAACATCAATGTGTTCGGCAGAGATAATGCTATTTTCATCTCCGCCCTGATGTTCAATGTAATCGGCATACATTACGCAACCGCCGTTGTGTCAACATCGGCATAAATGCTGTCAATTTTGCCGTCCTTGCCGTTCGGGAATACGAATGTGTCGGAAAGTGAACGGTTCTGATAGAGCCAGCCGTCACCCTCTGTGTGTGAGCCGGGAGCAAAGAAGTAAATGCTTGAAATCTTCGGAACAGTCTTGCAGGTTTCACCGCAGGCAATAAGAACATTGATTTTGTGAGCGCCTGTTGCAGGCTCAAAACCGCCGTCATCGGGGTTAAAGTTGAAGTTATCATAGAAACGCTCATCGTCAATAACCTCGATGATAGGGCAACCGTCAATCTCGGTCACTCTTGTTTCAATGCCGATACCGCCCTCTGCAATCTGTGTAAGCTCAATCTTGCGAGTGAACTCTGTTGACTGTTCAAGGCAGTCCATAATGTGAGATGTCACATAGGCAACAAGTGTGCCTCTTGCCTTGTATCTGCGGAGCTTGCCGGCAGAGAGAATTGTTTTGAGCTTTGAATAAGCGTTCTCCTTAGTCCACTCCGATGTCTTTGTTGATGAATGGTAGCCGTCTGTTGCCTGAGCCTTTGTTGCAACCTTCGAGAAGAAAAGTGCGTCTGTTTCGGGAGCAACCTGTGTCTGTTCAAATGTCTTTGAAATGTTCTCAACGCTTGCAGTCGAATTTGTTTCATCAACATCTGCCTTATCAACGAGGAACTCAATGTCACGGTCGTGTTCGCAGGTGAACGGAACATCTGTCTGAATATATTTGCCCTTGTTCCAACCGCCGTTGCGATTGTGGTTCTTAAAGCCTGATGTACTCATCTGTGTGAAGTGGAAAGTTCTTGCGCCAACCCACTTTACATTTGAAGTGATGAATGGTGATGTGAGTGTGCCCTGAACGAGAATTTCAAGCAGGTCAGGGCTGAACTGCTCGGCATAGTTATTTGTGTTTGCCATGATTTTTTCAATCCTTTCTTTGGTTAAATATTAAATCTGTTCCATTTTTTGGTAGGAACATTTGCCTTTGGTTTTGTACCGTCCGATGTACCTTTGCCGTCACCGCCGATTTTCTTAACTCCTGTGCCGTTCTCGGCAGGTTTGCCCTTGAGTGCGGGGATATCGTCAAGCACCTTTTTAACAGCCTCTGTCAGCTTTTCCGCATTGACCTTGCCGTCTGTCACAGCCTTTGAAAAGTCTGCAATTTTAAGCACATACGGAACGGTTGCAATGTCAACGCCCTGTTTTACGGCTTCGAGGGTTGCCGACTGGTTGACTTCTGCCATAAGCTTTGCGTTGTTTGCAGATTCAACTTCCGACTGCATTTTTGCAAAGTCGGGAGTGTTCTCGGCTTTCTGCTTTTTAAAAGCACCGATAGCCTCTTTCATCTCATCGGCTGACAATCCCTGCTCCTTAAAATATGACTTCAAAACGGTGTCCTCTGTCACGCTCTGTTTGCCTGTAATAAGGCTTGCGAGCTTGTCGTAATCAAAGGCAGGAGCGTTTCCCTGTGGAGTTCCCTGCGGTGCAGGTGTCGGTTCATTGGGGGTTGGTGTTGGATTTGGTTCTGCCATTTTTTCATATCCTTTCAGTTTTTCGGGTGTCTCCCGTAATCAGTTTATAGAGTGTCTCTCTGTTTCAGTTTTGCACGGTGTCTCCCGTAGTTTAATGTCTTCGGACAATAAAAAAGCACCTTACATATTCGTAAAGTGCTTAATCTGCTTTTTCTGTTTTTTCTGTTTTAACTGCTTTGGCTCTCGGCTTTTTGGGAGCGTCAGGCTTGACCTCTTCTGCAAAACCGCCGTCAATGAGTTCCTTTGCTCTCTGCTCTGAGCATTCAAAAACTTCATTCACAGGTCGGGTTACATAACCGTTCTGCCTGTCGTTAAATGCTGTTGTTACTCTGATTTTCATTCTGTCACCACCTTTCTAAACCGGTCGAAATCGACGGGTTTAAATGCAATAAAAAAGCACTCTGATTTCTCAAAGTGCTGATTTGATGTATTATGTTTTGTTTCGGCAAGTTGCAGACAAGTTAAATAATGCCGTAAATAAGCCGTTTTTCTTGCTCCGAACATATTCTCGGCAAGTTAAACAACAAAACCGCCCTTTTTACGGAGCGGTTAAGATTTATGCTGTTTCTCTTTGTGTTCGTTTTATCTTCTCGTTTTTCACAATCATAATTTCTGATTCAAGTCTTTTTATTTCGGCATCTATTTCTTCATTTGTCATATTTTTTATTTCATCAGGAATAATAATTCTATCATCAATGAAATACTTCTTATCAGCCATTATAAGACACCTCCCAAAAATTAATATCAAATGACTGTGATAATTTTTTAATAGTTTTTACTTGAGCTTCCATTTCAGAAAAACCGCCATTCATATATTTTTGAATGTACAAATTATAAAGCTTTGGGTTAATCATTTCATTGGAGTGATACCCGTAAAGTACGCCATTGTGACAAGCCACAAAACATTTAGCATATCCGTTATTAGCACAGGAATTAAAGTCTTCAATGCTTGGTGGCATACTACTTGGGTGTGTATGAATTGTTACAACATTATTATTTGTCTGAATACATTTCTTTATTCTATCGGTATATGTTATTGTTCGTTCATCAGCACTGTCGGTTACAGATAACATAACTCTTCCTGTTTCACCGTCAATCCAATACATATCCTCAAAAGCCGTTCCGCTTCTGTGTTTTAATGCTTTTTTAGCACAATCGTAAAGTGACTTGTTGACTTCTTTATTATCAGTAGCACTATCATACTTGCGTTTATATTCGCCGCTGTCAACATAAGTTTTATTAACAAGCGTACTTTTATTGCGTCCATAACGCTGATTTTCAAGAGCCACAACATCACTTCCTGATTTCATTATAACAGTTTTTTGAGATTTTGCAACAGATTCAGGCAAACTATTCCCTGCTTTTTTCGCCTTTTCTTCAAGCATATCAGCCCTATCGTGCCACTCATCGGCTCGGGTTTGGGCTATTCGTTTATTATCCTCGTCAAGGCTGTATTCGGCACGGCGGTCAAAGCGTTCTGCCTGTCGCTGTGCATACTGCTGTTTTTCCTCAATTCCTCGCTGACGGTCAAGCTCTTTGATTTCATCTTCAGACAACGGTGCGTCCAAATCATCAAGTTCGGGATAATATGTACTTGTGCTGTCCTTACATCTCGGATGAAACAAACCGTTCATGATTGCGGTTGAGAGAAGCGGATAGTTTCCGTCTGACTTTTTGCCGTTTGAATAAACATCGTCAATAAACACCTTGCCGATATATTTTGCACAATCGGGGCAACCGCCCTGTCTTGAGTTCACAACAACGAGGGATACTCCCCATTCGGCTCGCTTTTCGCCCTCACCACGCAGATAGGCTCTTTTGTTGGCCGTTTTAACCGCCATGTCCGCATAATCCGAGAGCGTGTGCCTTGCACCGTTTTTGTATTCCACACAATTAAGACCCGCGTTGAGCATATCTTTACAAGCCATATCAACGGCTTTTTCGTATGTAACCGCACCCGTGTTCATTGCAACCTGTGCGTTAAAAATCGCCTTGCGGTACTTGTCGTTGCTCATACGCAAAACCGCCGTTTCTGCCCTCTTTAAATCGTCTGTGGTCGATTTTATGAGTGCGTCAAGTTTACGGTCATTCACCTTAAAAAACTCGGCTGTGCTGTGTGCTGACGGCTTTTTCGGGGCTTTGAAACCGTCCTTGACAGCTTCAAGAATTTCTGCCTCCTGACTTGCATTTCCGTCAGCTTTGGCGGTGCGAATCATCTCTTCAACCTTGCTGTTAATGGCTTTGAAACGCTTGCCGAATTTCTTTGCGTTGTGCTTACGGTACTCTTCAAGACTTTTGAGCTGTTCAGCCTGCCATTGTGTCCAGTTGTAACCCTCTTTGGTTTCTTCGGCTCTGTGACGGCTGAAATTGCGCATCATGCTGTCAATCAGTTCATCTTCGATTTTTTCAAAGGCTTCTCTGATATTGTAATCACTCATTGCTTACTCATTTTCTGTCATCGTCCTGATTTGCGATATCTTCGGGTTTATCGGGTTCATTGCCCGTGTCGGTAAGGTCCACATCGTCAAGCTCCGATTTTTCTTCTTCGCCTGCAATGCCCTGTTCTTCCTTAATTCTCTGCACCTCTTCGGCTTTCCAATCCTCCGACTTGCTGTCGCCGTAAAGCTCGTCAACCGAGGTTTCAACTGACATCAAACCGCCCTGTCTTGCTTTTGACACGGTTTCAACCTGACTTTCAAAGCTCGGATTTGCATATTCGCCGAAGTTTACGGACACTTCCAAGCCCTCAACAATACCCTTGCCGTTAAGTTCACCGTCTGCATTGAGTACAACTTCAACAAGGCTTTGAAGTGCGTTCTGCGTGATTTTGACAAGATTCTGCCTTGTGTAAAGGGTTGTCTTTTCCTTTTCACGCTGAGCGTCTGCATTATCAAGCTTCTTCGTATCAATGCCGAGAGTTGACGGCGATATAATGCCCTGCAAACAAAGGTCGAGGGCAGTAATGTATGAACTCAAATAGCTTTCGTGCTGAATCTGCGGACTTTCGGTGTAAATCCTGTTGCCGTTGCCGTTTTCAGACATATCGTTGCCCACGGTGATAAATCGGTTGTCAAACGGATTTGGCGATATCGGCTGACAGGTTTCGGGATTTCTCGGAACAAGGCAACCAGGCACATACTGCTTTGTTCGGCAGGCTCTGAGTGCGTCCATCCACTGTGACCACACTTCATCAAGGCTGTCGAAAGCGTCTGTTTTTATGCCGATAATGCCCGCACCTCTGCCCTTGTGGCACGATTTGCCGTAAAGGACAGGTACAGCCCACATATATGATTCGTCAAATGTAACGCCCTTTGAATCAATCCACGAAAGAGCGTCAACCGTGTGCAGGTCAATCTCTTTGCCGTTGTCATCATACAAAGCATAGTGAATATAGCCGTAACCGTATGTTTCTTCAAAACGGTAACGGCGGTGTTTTTGCGTGTAATCGGTGTAAAACTTAACCTCTCGGATTCTGCCGCGCACATATGTAAAGTCGATGTTTTCGGCAGGATACCATTCAACAATCGGAACATCTGATACAGCCGTGTCAAAGCTGACCTTAAAAGCACCGTCACCGACAACACATAGGTCACGGAGCATTTGCTTAACCGTGTCGGACAGCTTGTTCTGCTTTTCAATATCTTCCCAACGCTCTGCATAAGCGGTTGAATTTTTACTTGTAACATCTGTGCCGTTGTAGTCGGCAATTACGATATTCACAAGCGTTTCGCAGATGAGTGCCGGCAAGCCCGTGTGTATTTTACGGATTTCAAGCCCCTTTGTGCTTTTTGCCGCCCAAAACATAGTTTTGTTTGTATCAATCTGCTTGTACAGCTCCGCAAGCTGTCTGCTGTTGCCCCAATACCAAATGCGATTGATAAAGCACTCGGTCAGATGATTGCTTGTTTCGGTGACGGTAATTGTTTTGTCGCTTGCAGGAGTAATCTGCAAAAAGTTTTTAATTCCCGATCTGATAGATTCAGCCATTCTGTTAATCAGCCCCATTTATTTCACTTCCAATAATATTTTTAAACGGCAGCCACGCATATTGACCGCTGTTAATGCAATGGTCGTGACCGTCCTCGGGTGTGTTGTCTTTATCCTCTCGCCAGCTGTAAATTTCAAACTCGGCAATCGTGTTTTTACAATGTTCAAGCACAAAATAACAGTCGGTGGCAAGCCAGCCGAGTACAAGATTGATTCGGTCGATAATCTTCGTTTTCTTCCATGCATTTGCAAAGTCATAGACACAGCCGTGCTGTCGCTTATACTTTTGAAATTCGGTAATAGTCGCTTGGTCGGCGCTGTCAATAAAAGCCGTGCGTGCAAAGCCCCATTCATCACGGTTGCGGTCAAGAAAATCAATAAAATTCTTCACCGTGTCACTCGGGGCAATAGGCGTTTGCATTTCAGCGTTGTTATAAACTCTTTCATCAAGCTGAACACACTTGCCGTGATTGGTAATGCCGTAAAATGTCATTGCGATAGTGTCAGGCGACTTCTGCGAATAGGCGGTATCAAGACCTGCGGTGAACTGAACAAAGTGTTCCGACTTGCGGTTACAGTTCAAAAACTTTCCTGCCCACTCTTTTGATTTGATATGTCTTGCCCTCTCAAAATTCGGGAACACAAGACCTGTTGCTCTGCCTCGCAAACCTAAGATTTTATTTTTATAGAGCTTTGTACATTTCGGTGCAGAGTTCTTTTTCTTTTCAATCTGTTCGGGTGTAAGACTTAAATTGTCGGCAAAAGAAAAGAACCAATACCGCCAATTCGGTACAGGTTCTTCGGTAAGCTCCGCCGTAATCTCGGAAGGAACATCGTTTTCATATTTTTTAAAAGGACGGGAGCGGTTGACAAACTCCTTATACACAGGCAGGCTCGGATCATCGGGATTCAGCGTTGCAAGCATATAGTCATTACGGGTTGACATCTCTCGGATAAACTCGATATCGGCGGTGTTGATTTCGTCAATATAAACGCACCCAAACTGCGCACCGAGAACCATTTCCCACTTATCCCGACTGCTGTAACCGAGAATATAGATAATTTTGCCCTCAAACTTGATATGCGGCAGCTTGTAATCCTTGTCGCCGTTACCACAATAGACAGCGTTGCGGTGCAAGTCGAGAATACCGTTGTCCTGTTGAATTATAGTTTCCTCAGCCTTGCCCGTAGTTTTGGCGGCAATTGCGTGAAGCTTCTTCGGTGACTGCGACACCATTCGCATAAACTTAACGCCTGCTCCGACGGTAGTTTTGCCGGACGCTGTAGTTCCTTCAAGAAATTCAGCCGACACATTCGTTGTGTTGATGAAGTCAATGTATTTTTGCGACAAAGGAAAGCTACTCACTCAAGCCCTCACCGCCCAACTGCCTGAACACATCAGAGAGCTTTTCGGACTGCTCAACCTTTGCGTCAACCTTAACGGTGTATTCGCCCGTCATCTTGTTGAGCGTGTCAATCGCCCTGATTCTGTCGGAGGTGTCCTGCCCGTCATTCCTTGCAATGTCGGACAAAGCAACCTGTCTGTCCTTTGCACTCATAATGCGCTCATCTTTGAGCCTGTCGGACAGCTGTTTGATGTACTCTGCAACTCTCACATTCTCTAACAATTTGCAGGCATTGGCATTTGCGTAATTCTCGGAATATCCTGCCTGTATCGCACTCCAAACGGTGTTACCGCTCTGCGCATAATATTCCGCAAACTTTCTCTGCCTTGCATTTAATTTGTCTTTCACGGTACCACCTCTCTTTGTCTGAAAATTCTAAAAATAAGCAAAAGAAAAGAGAGTACTAAATGCACTCTCCATTAATCAGTATTAGGCGTTAAAGCATTAATTCTGTCATTCAATTCTATCAGTGTATTTTTCACATTTAGATAGTCTTTAGGTGTAAAAGATTTATCATTCCTACTATTAAGCATCACATTATTAGCTTTCGATAATCTTCGATAACAGGAAACAAGTAAATCGAGATTATCTGGATAATTACTCAATACATCTTTGCATTCCATAACCAGCCGTGCAAAACTACGATTATTGAGGCCACAATTTAATTCATCGCTAACATTTTGCGTATTAGAAAGCAGTCTTATTGAGTCTTCCATAGCATCTAACTTTGAATATATTGATTGCATCATAAGTCTAGCCAAAACAACCCCATCAATTTTGGAATTATCTACAGTTGCATTTTCTAAATTTGCTATACTCATTAACGAAAATGAACCATTTGCATAAGTTTCCTTTATCGCATTAGCAATATCATCTTTTGCCTTAATAACATTTTCATACAATCTATCTCTCTTATAAAAAACAGTATTTATTCCTGCTACGTCAAAAATTTTATCAGTAGCATCATCCTGTATCAAAACTACTTTTTTACCATAGGCTTGTCGAATTCCTAATTCATACATAACATTCGGATTTCTTGAACTTAAATCACAAATTGCCATATCACATTCAACTAAATTTTTCAAAATTTTTTGCATTATCGAATCACATATTTGATTACTGTCTGCTCTTACAGGTTCAAACCCCGCCTCTTTGACAGCAGGAACAATTATCTGTTCGTATATTTTATTAAAATGACCTGCAGGGTATTGTGGCTGGTCTGATATAGGCATTATAACAAAACAGGGTTTTGCCTTATTTTCTTCGCTCATATGCAACTCTCCTTAGTTGTAATATATCACTAATCTATCATATTATTTGACACAATTCAACAGATTTTACATTTTTCTGTAAACCGCACAATCAAGAAAGTAATAATTTGTATAAAATAACCACACACAACACAAAACCGCCCTCGGGGTGAGAGCGGTCTGTGCAATTTTTTTATCTTAGGAGAGTTCTACATATGTCCTGTTTGTTAAACTTTCATAATACCATTATACGCAGGGTAAGGGTGACATTCAATGACATTTCAAAATAAATTCAAGAAAAATCGAACTTTTTTCGGAACGCCTGTAACGCTTCGCCGTGCAATCTCAGGGTATGCCTTACGCTCATTTCCATACTTTCGGCAATATCCTCCCACCTCTGACAATTTATGTAATACTCAGTCAAAATTGCAATGTAACGGTAATCGTCAAGTGCGTTGATTTTACTGCGGATTTCAGTTTTCAACCGCACAAGATTGTCAATTTCCCGATTGATTTCAGCCTGAAGGTCTGCAATCCTGTCCACAATCCGCATAGGGTCATTCACTCCTGATGTCTTAACAGGCTCGTTCTGCTTAACTGATACCTGTGCAATATTCAGCCTAAGTTTTGACAGCTCGTGTTCTTTCGTTCTGATCAGCTTGTCTGAAACTCTGACCGAATATAAATAATCTTTAACCGTCAATCCGTATCACGCTCCTGTTTCATTTTTGCACCGCAATAGGGACAATATGGATACAAATCAATGTCCTCGTAAAAAGTGAGAAAGTTGCCACACTCTGAACATAAATAATTTGCATAACCGACACCCTCGCTGTCATATTCCCAACTTCCGTGCTTAATCTCTTGCATATCACACACGGTTGCTTCGTTTGGTTTACTTCCGTCAACTTCGATAATATGCTTAACTGTTTCGACATTTCGTTTTGAATTAAAGTATATCGTGTTTACACTACCGTCTGCGAACGGTATATCCAAAGCATAAT